TATGTAGCTTCCTCAAGTGATATCAGAGTCGTTTTTATTGACTTAAAACGGATATAAGTATTTTGCTGTTTTCCAATGTTCTTTTCGCACAAGTCTTTTATTTTGATACACTCTTTTAATAAAGTACATTTATCAGCATACTGTTCGGTATGCAGTTTCAACATATCATTATATATCGGTCTGTTTTCTTTTTTTCTCCTTTCTATTATTTGCTGCTGATACTCCAACATTGCTTGTTGATAGTCTTCTTCGGACTTTCTTCTAGCGTTTTCGTAATATCTGTAAGTTTCATTATATTCCTGATGTCTGCGGCTTTCATATACGTAGTATTCATTCTGCATTTTTCTCTGACGTTGTTTTTCATTTTCAGATAATTCATCACAAATAAAGGCTGTGGCAGCACCAACAACAAAAATCGCTGCCGCACCTAATGCAAGTCCTAATAATCCCATTGATCACTTCATTCCTTTCGCAGATATGAGTTGCTTTGTAATCTCAACTAATTGCATATTTGCTTGATTCAAATTATGTAAACAGACTTCTTTTTGTGAAAAGTCAGTTTCCTGCAAAAAAGCATTTCTCAGAAATTTTGTAGTTTTCATTAGCTCATCCACTGTCTTTTCTATTTGAGTTAAAGATTCCATATATTCACTATGTGAAACCTCCCTTTTATAAGTTTTAAATTTATACTTATCACGTAGTTTTTCCATTTCAATCTTTTGGTTTTTTAAATTAAATTCACAAGACACAATTAAACGCTTAGTTTCTGCTTTCTCATGAATTTTAACTCGTTCCGTCTGTTGTTTTGATTCTATTATTTTGGCATTCATTTCTGCTTTAACTTGTTCTGTTTTTTGCTTTTCTATGGAAACAGCTGCTATGCATTTCGATATTGTATCTAATGACATACTAATGCAATTTGTAATAGCAGCAACAGGACTCACTGCATTAGCCAGAGCCTGTCCATTCCCATGCGAAGAATTATTCAATAAATTATATGAAGTGTTTGCCGGCAAAACTTCCGCCGACTCCACTGGAATTATCTCGCATTCATCTTCTTTAAAGTTGGAGTAATTCATTTTTGCCATAATACATTTCCTTTCTTATATCATCAATTTAAGATAATTATTTATTAGTTCTAAACTCTTCCGCTCACAATCGCAATATAAAATATATTCTTTGCGATTGGAAAAATTGTCACCAAACAATTCTATATACCTATGGGTTTCTTCTAAAAAGTTTTTCTCGCGAGTTATTATTTTTTTAAATAATTCGCTTGATTTTATGTATTTTTCATATGAAAATGTAAATTCCTTCGCTTTTTCACTTGTTTCCAAAGTCAGTCTTTGCAGTTCTAAATCCAGTTCCTGTTTTTCTTGCTCTATTTTAAGTTGCAATCGCTTAGATTCTTCTTCGTACTGGATTTTTAATTGCTCAATGCCATTATCAATTTCTACATTCAAGGCTCGTTTTTGTGCATTTAACTGTTTCTCTAATTCTGAAGTTCTGCTTTTTTGGATAATAAACCCTGTTAAACTGTCAAGTGCATTAAATGTTTTAAAAAAAGTCTTTTCTGTTGTTTTAACTGCAGTTTCCGAAAATATATTAAGTGATGATTTTGTATCAATATTTCCATAACCTGGGAATCTGATGGCATATTTATTCATTCGCATATGTCATACCTCATAATTCTTCTAAGCAAAATCCAATTTTATAGATATGTTCTTTAATATCTACTATTTTAAAATGGTATTTATCATCCAATTTCCATTTTGTTTCAGCTGCAATGAAAACTTGTTTTTTAATTTCGTCATCTGATTTTTTTTCTGTTGTTAGGAACAACTGTGTTCTTTTGTTTTGAGAAACCACGATATCGTGTTTTTCTTCTCTGATTTTTCCTGATGTATGATCATACACAAATATTATTCTTTCTTTATTGTATTCTGTACAATTCTCATATTCTCTAATTAAATCTCTTCCCAAATCAGAAATCAGTTCTGGCGTTTCATTGTGTAATAACATAATGTTTTCTATTTGTTCCCTATATTTTTCAACTTTATCTGTTGATACTTCTATTGCAATAACTGAATATTTCCCTTCGGCATATGCATCACTTTCGAATTCTAATTTATCGTCACCTATCATGCACGGCAATTTGTTGATTTCTTGCAGTTTATATATTAATTTCTTGTCAATTTCATCAAATTCTGCATATATAGATGAGAGTATTTTATCAATTTGTTCTTCAGAAAATCCGTCAAAAGTAGACATATAATCAGCAAAAAAAGAAACATTATCCTCTATACTAATTCCGATGATCTCCCCGGATCTTATTTTCCCTTCCATTACCAAATCATCTTGTCCTATATTATTAATAATATTTTTATCAAATCCTTCAATCTCTCCGGTAATCAGATTAAAACATAGTATCTTTTTTTCAGCGTTCAACATTTTAACACTTTTTGAAATCATTAAAATATTTTTTGATAATTCTGATAACGCAACATAATCTCCATCTCTTACCAATAACTTTTGACTTTCCATATGCAATATTTCTGATTCGATCACATTTTTCGTTAATTGTGTGGCATTTGTCATCTGTTCTAGTGTAGCATCTTCTTCAATTGCTTCTAAAATAAATTTTTGAAAAGCATTTAGTTCGACTTCTTCTTTTTCATGAAAAGTTACTATTACTGGCTTTAAAGGGACATATATATTTTTTTTGCAATTTATATACTCGCTCATTGAAACACCTCTTAAATTAATAAATGTAGTATGCCTTCATAATCACTGCCTAACATATTAATCTTTTTCGAATTATACCATAATTATAGGGTAATGAAGCGCATTTTGTCAATTACGCTTCGCAATATAAATGTAGTAATCACAAAAAGGCCCAAGAGTATTAGACGCTGCCGTTTATATCAATGCGTTTCTTATCCTTGGGCTTTTTCTATTTGAGAATTATTTAGATGTGTATCCTGCCTTTGCATCGCAGACCATAGCGGGTTCAGATTGTATCGGAGGTGCAAGTGAGATGTGGATGGAGCCTTCTTCGTAAGCTACCTGGATGGCGTCCCCGATGTGGAAGCCAAGTGCCTCCAGCCATTTCCCTTCCATCTGTATTTTCGGCGTTTCGATGTACCCGCTGCCGAAGTAATGGTTTTTGCCCTGCCGTGCGCGTGAGGAATACTGTACTTTCATTTTCTTTGTCTGCATAAGCTGCCTCCTTTTCTTTTGGTACGGACATGTTAAATCGGGTGTGCAATAATAGCAAGGTAATTCTGTGCCATAAACTGCACAAACATCCCGGCAGATGATTGTCCAGTATTTTGGGGATTTCTGCTTGCTATTCTGTGCGGACAGAGCGAACATGTACCTACAAAACAAAGGAGGGCGTACATATGCAGATAAATATTAAATTTGAACTGAAGCCAAAACAGCGGCCGAAGCTGGCGGAGGAGATTGCCACGGCATTGCACACAGTCCCATGCTACCAGAAAGCGCCAAGCCTGGCCTATAAGATCGGTGACTGCACATTGGAAAAGGACGGGACGCTCCGCATCCCGGACAGCGTGGACAGGGAAACAGTGAGCAGCCTTTTGGAACATCTGAAAGAAAAAGGCTTCATGGTCGAAGCGGAGCAGACGGAGGACAGGCTGACCGTCAGCATCCCAAAAGAACTGTTCACACAGGGGGTGTTGGAGAACCTTGCAAAGCTGGTGGAGAACAAAGGCGGGCTGATGGCGCGGGCTTTCCAGGTCGATGAAATCCGCCTTACGGTCATGGAGGATGCAGTCAGCTTTCCGTGGTTCCCATTCACGGCCAATCCGGACGAAACGGCGGCCTATACGGAATTCGTGGAAAAGCTGTGCGGGATGGCAAGGCGCATGAAGCGTGTGTCCGGCAAGCCGACAGAAACAGACAATGACAAATACGCATTCCGCTGCTTCCTGCTCCGGCTTGGCTTTATCGGGGATGAATACAAAGCTGCCCGGAAAATCCTTTTGAAGAACCTCACGGGCAATTCAGCGTTCCGGCATGGGAAATAAATCTATATATTTTTGAAGGCACCCTGCACCCATAAACCTGGGGATGCAGGGCGTTTTCCGTGGTATCGATTTGGCTGCTGGCGGATTGCCTATGCTGTTTCTATTTGTAAAACCTTGACAGCCTCCGGGCGGGTGAGCCTGCCATCCAGGAACTCATAGGCAAGGTAGCCTGTCTGGTGCTGGAGGGTGAAACGCTCCGTCAGCGTCCGCACGGACAGCGGGAGGCGGTTCACGATCCAGTAGTGGTTGAAATCCCCGAATGCAACGGGCAGGCTCCCAGGTGCGGCGGACGACATGAATTCCGAGGTATGCACGGGCTTTCCGAAAATCGTATCGCTGTTATGGTTCCACAGGTAGCTGCCGCCGTTATCCTTTAACGTGCGGAGCGTGAGGGCGGTCTCGTCATTCATTATCCACACGCCGTTTTTGCGGTACTCCGGCTTGACGGAAAGGTACAGCTCTGCCATATCGTCAAAGCTGATTTCTGTGGTTGTAAGGCCGATCTCTGCGCCGTCTGTGCCGTGCAGGATGCCCGTCGGCATCCCCTCGCCGCTCCCGTTGATGAATGCGTCCTCCTCCGCCCTGCCGAAGCTCTTAGCCAGGTGCGCGGTGAGGTAGCCTTCCGCGTCAAAGCCAATATCCTTTACATAGTTGTTGGTGAGTTTTGCGATGACCGCCAGCTTATTGCAGCGGAAGAGCTGCCTTGTAAGGCCGCCCGTGGCGTCCATGATGCTGACTTTGCCGTTTTCCGGTACCCACTCGGCGAGGTCTTCACAAACGGAAGTCCAGATGGAGCCTTCCGACTGCGGCGCGCTGATGCAGGTGGCAAGCTGGCGGAAGACGCTCTCCCTGCGCAGGGCCTCCTGGAACTTCTTATTGCTGTCAGCCGGGAGGACGAGCGTGTCATGCAGGGAATTCCCGCTCTGCATGATCTCACGAGGGGCCTGGCTATCCCGCATGGCTTTGTCCCAGAACGCCCTTTTGTATTCTACCGTGCCGATTGTGTAGATGTCATATGCTGTCATAAGATCCCTCCTTGAAAATAATGTCATCTGCGCGGTTGGATGCTCTTTGGGGCGTCCAGCCGCACAGGTGGAAATAATGTGTCTGTGAAATATCAATGTGTGCGTCTGCCCGGATTTACCCGGTGTGTTTTCCACAGGCTTTCCCTGCGGACTTATGGTATTTCCTCGTAAGCCGTTTTGCGGCGGCGGGGCGGAGGTACCGGCATTTCACACAGGCTTCCATCATGTTCTCGATGCTGCCGTAAAAATAGGAATGCCCGCGGTACTGCATGCAGAAAAATTTGTCCGTTGTAATATCCCTTGGGGCGAGCAGGAGCACGGCGTTCTCCTTATCCTGCGCGGCAATGTCCAGGACAAAGAAGCTGTCAAAGTCCACGTTGCCCCGGAGGTAATGCGCGATTCTTCCTGGAAGTTTCACCGTGATCCCTCCCTTGCCCGGAGCAGCCGCTCCATCACGCTGTCCTGCGGCGTTGCGCCCTGGTATTCGGTGGAGCAGTTTTCCTTGACGATCTGGTAGAGCATCGCCCACATCTGGTTGGACTGCTTCATATAGCTTTGCGCCATGCCCACGAACGGCGAGGCGATGGCCTGCTGCGTGGTCGGGTGCTTCGCCAGGAAGCCGAATTCCGAGATGGCCTGCTCGCACTGTATCCAGCGCGACACGCTCATGGCGTACTGCTCGATGAGCTGCGGCTTCACCAGTTTCTCACAGCCGCGCTCCTTAAGCCACTCCCATGTTTCTGTATAAATCTCTTCGGCGCAGAACTCCCCGCCGTTCTTCTGTTTCTCCCTCATGTAGTCTTTTGGCGCGGGCATCTCCACACACTTCAGTGCGGCGGTTTCCGGCGCGCCCATCACCATGAGCGGGCGTTTGCCCGGATTGCCCGCGCCTATCTTTTCTGCCAGGGCTTTGGGCGGCCGCCCTCCCGTGCCCGGCATCGGCCCTCTTTTCCCCATATGCTGCTCCTTTCCGGGAAGATCCCTTGAAAACTTATTGGTCAATACCCAAAAAACTTATGCGGTTTTTGTGCGTGTGCCTGCCCGCCCGTCAGGCAGGAGGGCAGGCACAGAGGTGGAGGCCGCCCCTGCGGCTAATAAATGCGGAAGCGGTTGCTGATCCCGCTCAGGCAGAGGTCGGCCTTGCGGTCATGCTCATCCGTCCAGCGGGTGAGGCCGCGGCGGATGATGTAGTCCTCCATGTCCCTGTAATGCAGGAAATGCACGCTGTACATCGTGCCGATGATGCTCCACGCGGCTGGCTCCGGCTTTTTGCTGCACATGACCATCAGCGGCATGCATCCAGGCGTTGCCAGCAGGTCGAACGGCTGGTAGTGCCGGGTGCTGTTGTCGTAGCTTTCCAGGAAGCTTAAGTCCATCTGGTAATTTTGTTTCTCCATGTGTCCCCTTTCCTTTCTCTGCGGCAGGCCGCAGGCAGTGGTCTGGTGATAGCCCTGCTGGGCTGGTGGCAGTGCCTTGGTTCACAAGGGCTTCCTCTGATCTGGTGACAGGCTTTGGTGCAACATAGGTAATACATTGTGCATTTACCTCCTTCCACAGTGGTTTTTATTTCCCAAAACAGTGTCCACAGTGGTTGGGGCAGTCTGTGGCAGGTAAAATATATTTTTTCCTATAAGGGCAAAATCTGGAACTATATATAGAACCTGCCACATGCTGCCCCAACTGTGTTTAAGGGATGAAATCCCCGCACAGCAGGCGGTAACCGAGCAGCAGCGTGGTCTTTTCGCCGCCGTCTTTTGGACGCTTGCGGGCGATCTCCCCGAATGTGCGCAGAGCCTGGTTGAAATTGCGGCTGTTCTCCGGGAAGCACCCGTTCTGGCCGCACCAGATGCGGTACTGCTGGTAGACGGCTGACGTCTTCACTTCGGCGCCGCCGCAGGCTTCCAGGCACTCTTCGGAGAACAGTTTTATTTTGTCGCTGTCATGCTCATAGGCTTTCGTTGCCTCCGTCACGCATGGCGGGGGAGCCAGCCCTTCTGCCAGGAGCATGGCATACCCTTCAAGCATCCAGTTCAGTATGGCGCTCCGGGATTCCTCCGAGGCAAACTCCCGTTTCAGCCCTTTGTCCTGCTCCCATTCCTCGAAATGGCGGCCATAGGGTATGAGGACGATGCGGCCGCTCGTGAAGAGCGTCATGTCTGTGATGACCGGGAGGTAGTTGGCGTTCATATATATTTTGAACTGGGGGCGGAAGTCGAAGCTGTTCTCATGCAGGAACCGGGCGTTCAGCGTGTCATTGCCCGTCATGCTCTTTACCAGTGCTTCATTGACCACGAGGCCGCGCCTCGGCTCCGCGATGCTGGCGTAGCGCACCCCGGCAAGCCTCGCGATGTCCTCGCTGGGGGCCTGGCTGTTCGCCATGTGTTTTGTGGCTATGGTCTCCGACCGGACGGAAAGCCCGTAATCCCCGGCCACGTTCAGGCAGCTCTCGTTCATCGTCCCCTTGCCGTTGCGGGTGGTCGCGCCGTATTCGATGAACAGGCATTCCAGGGAAGTGTCCCCGGTCAGGCCGTAGCCTTTCGTTTTCTGGATGAACCGCGCTTTTTCACGGTCGCCGCCTGTGACCTCGTCGACAAACTGCAGGAAACGGGGGCTTTTTGCATCCGGGTCATAGGAGGCGCCTGCCGTCTTTGTGATCAGGTCTTCTGCCGTGTGCTCATGCGGGACGCCCGTCCTTGCATCCACAGTCACGTTTTTGCAGTTGATGTAATAGATGTCTTTGTCAAATTCCGCCATGGAGATGGGGTAGACGCTCTGTGCGTCATTGATGAAGGTGCTGCGCAGGCTCCGCGCCTGCCAGCGTGCGCTGTATTCCAGGTAGCTCTTGCGTTTCTGCTCGTCCTGGATGGTGAGGGCGTAGCGCACCAGGCTGTCGCCCGCCCAGGCTTTTGGCAAGCTCCATTGTCCGTAAGCCGCCGATATCCGGCGCCCACCGGACGCCGTCATAGGCGAACCACATTTTGCGCTCCGGCACATACCGGGCAATGCCTTTATAGATGTCCGCGAACAGCCTGCCGGAGCCGCTGTCGTTCCAGGTGTAGCGGGCGTTGCAGTCCGGATGCATTTCTGCCAGCCGTGGGGCGAGCGTGTCAAAATCCACCTCTGCCGGTGTGTGTTTTCTTGGCCTGTAAAAATCGGACGCCAGGGATACGGCTTTCTCCAAAGTGATCTGGCCGTAGGTGGAGCCGCTCTGTATCCTGTCCCATTTACCGCGCATCAGCCCGGACTGCCGGAACAGCCGGTCCATCTGTTCGGTATCACCGCCGCACCAGAAGGCCAGAATGGCGGCTAGCGCCATGTCGGCTTCGCTGTGCGACTTCCCTTCCGGGATGGCGCCATTCCACAGGCTCTGGAATTTTTTGCCCTGGGTGGAAGCGGACGCCATGCGGATGACGGACCTATCTGATAAAAAACTTCCGGGCGGCGATGTGGCGCCGGCTTTTTTCTCTGACACCGGGCGCACCATGTATTTTTCCAGCACGGCTTCAAACTGTGCGCTGCGCTCCTCGCAGCCGCGTTCCCGGATGCAGTCCCCCGTGATGGTGCAGAACCTCCCGGTGGCGCCGGGGGCATAGGCTTCCAGCCCGATCTTCCGGTTATTGATATAGTACCTTTTGGCGTCAAATTGGAAATGGGCGGCCCGGAACACCATGCGGACGCCCGTGCCGGACGGGCTGCTCTCCGTATAAGTGTCCATGGTGTCCGTGACGTCCTGCGCCATGGGGGACAGCGTGCTGTCAAAATAGCAGGCGTCCCCATCGATGCAGCCGAACGGCTTGAACACGCCCAGGCCGATCCCGCTGTATTTCCCCTTGGATGAGATGAAGGCGTCTGCGGCAAGGCTGAAATCCACATAGTGCTTTATGTCCGTAGCGTCTGCCCGCCTGCCGTCCGGGCGGTACGGGACTTTATCCAGCCGCCCTTTCCGTTCTTCATATCTCCAAAGGCAGAAACGCCCATCCTCCTTTAGTTCCTCCGGCAGTTTCTCAAACATGTTGTCCGCCACCTCCCTCCGATTAGAGGCCCCGTCATTGGAACCACTGCTTTTCCGGCTTCTGGTCTAAGTCCGCACCCAATGTGCTGAGCTGCTCGCACAGCCTGTCGTAATTGATGAGCGCCTTGTTACCCACAAAGATGGCGGGGAGTTTCCCGGCTTTCAGCATCAGGCGCAGCGCGTGTTCCGACAGTAGGCCGGTCCTTGCGACCTGGCGCACGGTCATCATTCTCGGTACGTTTTCGGTCATATACAGTTCTCTCCTTCCGTGAGATTGTGTATATTATCATATAACAGTTAGTGACCAATGTCAAGGAGAATACTCACAAAAAGTTATTGAATAAAACCAAACGATAGGAATTTATTTTACAAGATGTTGGAAAATGCTTGACTGTACTCACAGTTAGTGATAAGATTGAGAAAACGGAGGTGCATAAAAATGTTTGCAGAAAGGTTAAAAGAGATCCGGAACGGGGCGGGGATGACGCAGGTGCAGCTTGCGGAAGCCCTGGGGGTTTCCAAAGGCACGGTGGCTATGTGGGAGATCGGGAAGAGGGAGCCGAATTACGAGACGCTGAACGCCCTGTCGGGGATTTTTGACAAGCGGATTGATTACATCCTCGGCTATTCCAATGACAGTTCTTCTGCGCGTCTCAGCGAGGAGCAGATAGAGCAGCTCGGCGCATGGATGGTGGAGGATGACGCACAGGAAGAATTCATGGACATCATGGCCCTGGATAATTACGGCAGGATGGCCGTCCACGGGCTGGTAATGGCGGAAAAGGCAAGGTGCCGGGAACAGGGGACGCTCATCCCGACGGACAGCGTGGAAGTGACGGTAAGGTTAAGGGAAAAAAGATGATGCACAAGGGGAGGGAAGCCGGGATGGTTTTTCTCCCTATATTTTTGAAAAATCCGTTGACTTTACGGGCATTCAGAGCAATGTATAGTAGTGGAAATTTAAGAAAGGGGGCGCACACATTATGCCAAGCGTAAAAAGGCGCGGGGACTCCTTCCGCATCATGGTATCCCTAGGGTACGGCATGGACGGGAGGCAGATACGCAAGACGACCACATACACGCCGCCGGAGGGCGTCACGCCCGGCAAGGCGGAGAAACTGGCCACGGCCTTTGCCTACGAGTTTGAGAAGCAGTGCCGGGGCATGGTAAACTTCAATGAAAATATACGATTTTCCGAACTGGCGGATTGGTATTATGACCAGATAGCGGTGCATAAGCTGAAGCCGATGACGCTCTACTGCAACCGGAAGATTATAGACACCTATGTGCTGCCGTACATCGGCAACATGAAATTAAAGGACATCAACACAGCCCGGATTGATAAGCTGTTCAACGAGCTGTACCGGGACGGGCGCAAGCGCGAGACCTACCGCCTGCGAAACCCGGAACTGATACCGGAAGGGATGCGCAGGCCAGTATCCAGGAAGTCCGGCGTGAACCTGAACACGGTCAAAAGCTGCGTGGACGGTATCCCGGTACTGAAAGACACGGCGCAACGGCTGGCGGACGCCATCGGCAGGAAACTGCCGGAAGCGTTCATTAAGGAAGAATCGGGCGGCGGTCTGGACGTGGGCACCATCAAGCGCGTCCGCACGGCCCTGTCACCAATCTTCTCCACAGCGGTGAAAAAGGAGCTGCTGCTGAAAAACCCGGTCACCCATGCCACAACGCCCGGCTCGGAGCCGAAGGAGAAGGAATTCCTGGACGCGGGGCAGTGCCGGGAACTGCTTGGCTTCCTGCATGAGATGACGAACCCGCAGCTTCCAAGGGCAACAGAACTTTTACTTTACACGGGGCTGCGCGTGGGCGAGCTGACCGCCCTGCACTGGGATGAGGTTGATTTGGAGAAAGCCACGATAACCGTAAAATACAACCTCTACCGTCTGGACGGCGAATACCGGCTTTCCACGCCCAAGACAAAGAGCAGCGCAAGGGTGGTGGCCCTGCCGCCACAAGCAGTGAAGCTTTTACAGGAGCAGAGGGAATGGCAGGATAGGCGAAAGAAAGAAGTGGGGGACAAGTGGATAGACCGGGGAGCCGTGTTCACGGGGCAGTTCGGGGAATACATGAGCAAGAACTATATCAACCTGCAGTTCAAGCGGCTCCTGAAAAAGCATGATTTCCTCGACATACACATCCACGACCTCCGTCACGCGAACGCCTCGCTCCTGATAAACATGGGCATACCAACGAAAGTCATCTCCGAACATCTCGGCCACTGTGATACCCGGACAACGGAAAATATCTACGCCCATGTGTTTGCGGAGACGCTGGCGCAGACTTCGGATGCTATCAGCCAAGCACTGGCAGGGGCAGACAAATAAGGCGCACAGCATTAGGCGGCACAGGCACAGAAAACACCAGGGTTCCCGCACAGGTACAGATTGGCGGGGACTTTGGTGTTTATTGGTTGTTTAAATCCCCAAAACGGGACGGTACGAAGCGGAACGAAACACATCTTGGAGTGCCACGAAACCGCATGAAATGGGGATTTTCCAACGATAGGAAACCCTATGAATGATTGGAAGTGGTGCTCGAGAAAGAGAACATCTGGACGCTGGATTCCAAGGGGGAGCTGCTGATCACCATCATGTCCTCGCTGGCGCAGGAGGAGAGCCGATCCATTTCGGAAAATGTCACCTGGGGGCAGAGGAAGAGGTTTGCCGATGGAAAGGTCAGTTTTGCTTACAGCCGGGTTCTTGGCCTGGACAAAGGGCCGGACGGCAGGATCGTGGTGAATCCCCGGGAAGCTGAAACAGTGCGGCTGATATTCGGCTTATTCCTCGAAGGGCTTTCTCCCCATTCCATTGCGGTGGAGCTTACCAGGCGCGGCATCAAGACACCGGGCGGGAAAGATGTGTGGAACCAGCAGACGGTGCGCCGGATGCTTTCCAACGAAAAATACAAGGGGGATGCCCTCCTCCAGAAGGAATTTACGGTGGATTTCCTGAATAAGAAGACGAAAAAGAACGAGGGTGAAGTCCCACAGTATTATGTGGAGGGAAACCACGAAGCCATCATCAGCCCTACAGTTTTCGATATGGTGCAGGCGGAGCTGGAGAAACGGAAACGGGGCGGCTCCCGGTACAGCGGGGTCAGCATCTTCTCCAATAAGATTAAATGCGCTGACTGCGGCGGATGGTTTGGCTCCAAGGTCTGGCATTCCACGGATAAGTACCGCAGGGTCATTTACCGATGCAACAACAAATATAAGGATAAAAAATGCGGGACTCCCCATGTGACGGAAGAAGAGGTCAAAGCGGCATTCCTATCCGCCTATAACAAGCTGGTTTCTGAAAAGGAAGAAATTGTAGCGAATGCGGAAACTATCCGGGAGACACTTTGTCGGACGGATGCGCTGGAGGAAGAGAAGCATGGCTTGGAAAATGACATGGCAATGTTGGCGGGGATGGTGCAGAGTGCTATAGACGAGAATGCCCGTATAGCCCAGGACCAAGGGGAATACCAGGAACGCTATAATAGGCTGGTGGAACGGTATAATACGACTAAAGCACAGTACGATGAGGTTGCCAGAGCCATTACGGAAAAGGAAGCGCAAAATAAGCGGCTGGCAGGCTTCATCAAAATTTTGAAGGCACATGATGGTATCATTGCTGAATTTGATGAAAGGCTATGGAGCAGCATGGTGGATTTCGTGACGGTTGGCAGGAATAAGGAAATGGCGGTGACTTTCCGGGACGGTACGGAGATAACAGCATAGAAATACAGTTTATGATGCACCTCGCTTAGGCGGGGTGTTTTGTGTTTGGTTAAATTTTTGCCTGTGTGGGTTGGTCGCATAAAAATATTAGAGGGTGACAAATCAATGTTAACAACCTAACTCAAGCAACTACAACATATAGTGTTTCTTTTAATTGGCACGGGATTCCCTGTGCCTTTCTTTATTTATTTATAACCACTAATACGATTAAAATATTGCACAAAATTCGCCCATAAAAACCAGCATATTTACTATTGACATAAGCTCCAAAAAATGCGGCGCAGCCCTTGTTTATATTACTTTT